AAGGAAGACACTTTGCTCAACTTGACGAAAACAACGTCGTCACACAAGTTATCGTAGTAGATAACAAAGATATTACCGATCCTCACACAGGTCAAGAGGATGAGATTCTAGGTATTGCTTTCTGTAAGAAGCTTCTAGGTGGCAAGTGGGTTCAGACCTCTTATAACAGCAGCATCAGAAAGCGTTATGCTGGCATTGGTTACTCATACAATGCTGGACTGGATGCCTTCGTCGCACCAAAGCCTTTTGAGTCTTGGGTACTCAATAACGAAACTGCTGACTGGGAATCGCCTGCTGGTCCTGCTCCTGAACTGACCGAAGCGGAAGTAGAAGCAGGTTCACGTTATCAGTGGGACGAAGAGAACGGTGAGTGGGATCTCGTTACCCCAGAACCTGCCGCTGAATAATACTTTATATTAGGAGACTACTGAAATGAATATTCGTTTGCCTGGTGTTGACACTGCTATTAAATATCTTCGTCCTGATGCCAAGTTTGACCTATACAATCGGACTTTTACAAGGTGGGAATGTCCTCACGGATCTGAACCACCTGAATGGGAAGAAGTAGAAGCACAGATTCAAAAGGATGTAGAAACTTATAATTACTATCTCTATGCCCGTAATCGTGAAACGGAGTATGGAGATTGGAAGGACCAACTGAACCTTCTCTATGATGATATCAAGTCTGGTAATTTGGAGAATGGTAAATGGGTTCAGATGGTAGAAGCAGTGAAAGCAAGATATCCAAAACCAGAAGGACAACCACCGCAGTAAAAATAAATGGCACTTGACCGTCTTACACAAATCACCAGTTCTGGTATTTCAAGCACCGCACCTTTGACGGGCATCAATATCACTGGTGTGATTACTGCGACTTCGATCACGGCACCAAACTACGGGAATGTCAATTCCACAGCACTAAATGTATCAGGCGTCTCCACATTCCAAGCATCGTCTTATTGGGGTGATGGAGACGTTGCTTATTTTGGAGATGGTCAGGACCTTCTGATTTTTCATAACAGCACCGATAGTATTATTCGTGATAATGGTACTGGTGACTTGTTTATTGAGGGTGGTAATAGAATCAAGGTGACCAGCCCGACTGGTATTGAGACTTATGCGGTCTTCAACCAAGATGGTGCCGTAGAGTTGTGGTATGATAACTCTAAAGAACTTGAAACCACAGGATACGGTGCGACTGTCTTTGGAGTTTTACAGTCACAAGGACTTCAATCTTCTGGTATCATTACTGCGACTAATGGAGTTCAAGTTGGTTCAGCTTCAAGTATCACTGTCGGTAATACTTTTATTCAGAACAACTCTATTGGTCTAGGTGCTACAACGACCACTGGACGTAATGCTGGTATTGGAACTGCTATTGGGACTATTATATACAATTCAACAAATTCAAAGGTGGAATATTACAATGGCATATCTTGGGCATCATTAAAAAATAATTTTGATGCAACTGGTGGGACAATTACTTTTTCTGGTGGTAAAACTATTCACACTTTTACAAGTTCTGGCACATTTACTGTTAATTTTGGTGATACTCTTGTTGAATATCTTGTCGTTGCTGGTGGTGGTGGTGCCGGTGAAGGAGGTGGTGGTGCCGGTGGATTTAGAACTGGTAGTGGATTTCCTGTAAGTTCAGCACCTGGTTCGTATACTGTTACTGTTGGTGCTGGTGGTGGTTTCAATCAACCACAAGGTTCTAATGGAAATCCGTCAGTGTTTTCCTCAATAACTTCTACCGCTGGTGGCGGTGGTGGAGGAACTGGTGGAGTTGGACAAGCAGGTGGATCCGGTGGTGGTGGAAGAAGAGATGGTGGGAATGCTGGTGGGTCTGGAAATACACCACCAGTATCGCCACCACAAGGAAATCCAGGTGGAACTGCATCACCCGGGTCATGGAAAGGTGCTTGTGGTGGTGGAGGTGCCGGAGATCCTGGTGGTGCTGGAAGCGGTGGAACTCCAACATCAGAAACAGGTGGAAATGGTGGTTCTGGAACGGCATCTTCTATCTCTGGAACATCAGTAACTTATGCTGGTGGCGGTGGAGGTGGTGTAGAAGGATTCGCAGATCCTACTGCCGCTGCCGGCGGGCAAGGTGGACCTGGTGGTGGTGGAAGAGGATCTATTAATCAAGGACCAAATGCTAGAACTGCAACTTCTGGAACAACCAATCTTGGAGGAGGTGGTGGTGGCCGAGCAATAACATCAGCTCCAGTAACTCCGGGAGGTAGTGGTGGTTCCGGTATCGTCATCATCGCTTACCCATCATAAATATCTAAAAAACCATAATGGCATATATTGGTAGACAACTAAATGCTGGAAATTATCTCAAACTGGATGATATTTCATCACAGTTTAATGGGTCTACCGTAAGATTCAACTTAACCTCTGGTGGAAATCCTCATTATCCAGGTTCACCATTTTCAATTCTGGTATCTCTTGGTGGTGTTATACAAGAACCATCATCAGCATATGAGATTGATGAAAACCAAATCATCTTCGCAGCAGCACCACAATCAACTGACGACTTCTTCTGCATTTCTCTTGGAGAAGCACTAGCGATTGGAGTTCCTGGTGAAGGAACTGTTTCAACGAATAAGATACAATATGAATCTGTAACTTATGAGAAACTTGATCCATTAGCAAGAGGTGTCGGTATTCAGTCTGGCGGTGTTTCAATCGCTGGTGCTGGTGTTACTCAACTAAACTTTATTGGAACTGGAAACACATTCACTTATAATGTCTCTACCAAAACAGTTGACATTAGCATTCAGAGTGGATCGGCAAACACAATCTTTGCTGTCAACTCTGTAGGTTTGAGTACCACAAAGAGTCTTGGAATCAATACAACGACCATTGCTGGTGCTGCCAATTCAGAAGGAGCAATTCAGGCAGTTGGTAACATTGCTCTTGTAGATGGTGCCATTTTAACAGATCAAAATATTGATTCAAATCTTTTTATCCCATCAGGTAAAAACGGTCTTGTAATTGGTCCTGTAACAGTTGGATTGGGAGTCACGATTGATGTGGCTTCTGGTTCCGTTTTAGTCGTAGTCTAAATATTCAAAAGGTGATATAAAGGAATGAGTACTCTCCGCGTTAGTAATATAGAAGCAAAGGCAGATGCTTCAAGTCCTACTATTGATGAGAAGGTTAAAGTTACTAGCTCGCAGGGTAGAGTTCTAGTACAGATTGATGGTAAGACTGTTGGTATTACCACGGTAGGAATTAACACAACGGGCAATACATTTACTGTTGATCCAAATGGTAATATTCAGTTTGTAGGTGTCATTACTGCTGCGAACGTTAATACAACTGGTGTTTCTACTTTTACTTCGGTCAATGTAACTGGACAATCAACTTTTAATAATACAAATACAACAGGTGTTTCTACTTTTTCTGGTGGAGTTCAAGTAGGTGCTGCATCAAGTATTACTATTGGAAATACTTTTATAAGAGCAACAAGTATTAGTATTGGCGCTACAACGACCACAGGACGTAATGCTGGTTTAGGAACTGCTTCTGGAACTATAATTTTTAATTCAACATTAAATCAATTACAAGTTTACAATGGTTCTTTATGGGTTGGAACAGCAACAACAGTTAGAGGTCTTTCCCCTGATTATCCAGCAGAAAGTGCAAATGATATTAAAACTGATTATGGATTTACGCCAGAAAATGGATACTATTGGATACGTCAATTTGGAGAAACTTCGTTTAGGCATTTTTGCATATTTAAAGATGCTGCTGGTGCTGATATCGCCGGCGGTCCATGGACTGTTGGTATGGTAAACAATAAGGCATCAAGTGATTTTTCTACAACATTCAGCACAGCGGTTACAACATACTTAAATTTTTGTAAAGGTATTGGTATTGATAAACCAGGAAGAGGAATGGAAAGTACAAGAACTACAACAGAGGTTCGTGGTGCTTGGTTAGCGGTAAAACGTGCTATTTGGGAAACAAATCCAAGTTTTTGGGGATCTTCAAGCGTAGGCGGCGTTCTTTTAATGCCTATGTTAAATTCTAATGGAACTTCAGCCCCATCAGCACACCGTTTAATCTATGATACTTCTCAAACAACTCACCTTCCAGCAAATATAGACGGTGATTCTTGTGATGCTGGACAACTTTTCTGTGGGCATTGGGGAGCAAATGATCATACTTCTTGGACTACAAATAATAACAATATTCCGGGTCCAGAAGATTGGAATCCATCCGATGGAACTAATTCAACATACGGTAAAAATTCACAAAATCCTCTTGTAGTAACTTGCATTTACAAGTAAAATGAAAATAGTAGCATACAAAAAACATTTAAATTATAACAATCAATTAGTAGATCCTCCTTGGATTGTACGTGGTGATATGTTTTATGAAGAAAATTCAAAAACTTATATTGGATTAGTTTTTTCTGAGGAAGAACGGGATTATTACATTCCAGATAGTGTTGACTATATAACAAAAGAAGAGTTGACTGAAAGATTAAGACCTCTTCATGAAATTAGACCTTTTCAATATAAAGTAAATGGAATAAGAACTCCTTGTGAAACAATTGAAGAATTTATTGAACATTGGTGGGACAGAAATTATAGTTAAAATATTATGACTGAATTTATTTCATATCAAGAAGGAGTTAACTTGACTCTAAATTGGGATTATACGAAATTACTCTGTGTTGCTTTTATTGAAAATAATTGCGATGCTTGCGATTCTTTTAAAACTTTAATGGTTCCAGAGTTGGAACAAATGGGTGTAGATGTTAAAATAATAGATATGGATAAAAACATTATCCCATTTCCTCCCAATAATACACCAACAACATTTTGGTACATTAAAGAAAATTTACCACCAATGCAGAAGAAAGGAATTCCCCCAAATAAATTTACTATGATCGATCAAGTTGAAAAAATGATTAAAGTTAACAGAGGTGAATTAAATGTTGAAGAAGCTTTTATGTAATTCACAGTCATATCAAAAAAGAATTGACAGTTGCAATAAATGTCCACATAAAACTAAATTAAATACCTGCAGTCTTTGTGGTTGTGTTCTTCCACTTAAAGCAAGATTTATGTTTTCAGATTGTCCTGATAAACGCTGGGATGAAAATTATTTTTCATCAGAAGAATGGTAAAAAACCTATAAATACCTAAAAAACTCCAATGAGTATTCTGAACGTCAATACAATACAACCAGTTGGAACAGGTCAAACGGTTACGGTGAGTGCTACTGACTTAAAAATTGGAACAACTACTCTGAGTTCTGGTGGTAGTGGGACTTTCGTTGGTAATGTTACTGGTAACATTACTGGTAACATAACAGGTAACGTGACTGGTAATGTTAATTCAACAGGTATTAGTACTTTAACAACAATTAGAGGAAGTTCCAATACTATTACTGTCCCTACTGGGCATAGAGTAGTTGGTGTTGATACTGGAAGTCTTTATGCTCCCGGAACACTTGTACAGTATAGAGAATATAGAGTCCCATCAGTCAATGATGATTATGTCACTATTAGTGAAGATGTAATTTACGATACTCCTGTTACAGTTTCAATTACTCCAAAATTTTCAAATAGTAGATTAATCATTCACGCAGAGTGTCAGACGAGAATTATTCCATCTGAGGGAATATCCGCAATGATTAAAAGAGATGGTTCAGCAATAAATGGAAGTTATCAAAGAAATTCCTTATACTTTGCGTATAAAGGAGATGAGGTGAATCATCATTATCAAGTTCACTGTAATACTTCCGTGGTGTCTAATTCAACCAATTCAACAACATTTTTACTATCCATACAACCTTATGGTGGATCTGGTGAGTTTAACTATGGTTGGGGAAATAATTACATACAAGTATGGGAGGTGGCACAATGACCTATAATCGTTCTATTGGTGTTGTAGAAGCACTACAAAATTTAGTTCCTGGTACAAAATGGATAGTTAAAAACAATACTTATGAAGGTTTAGAGTGGTTGGATGAAGAGGAAGAATGCCCAACGAGAGAGGAAATTGAATTAGAAATTGCTAGACTTCAAGAAGAATACGCCGCAAAAGAATACCAACATCAAAGAGCACCAGAGTATCCAGATATCAAAGACCAACTTGATGCGATTTGGAAAGGTGGAGATGCCTATGAAGAAATGCTCGCAAGAGTAATGGAAGTCAAGACAAAGTATCCAAAACCAGAATAAATATCTAAAAAACTTCAATGAGCACACTCAAAGCCAATATTATTGATTCAACTTCCGCAACAACGGAGTTCAAAGAAACCATCACCGCAAATGGTGATAAGCAATGGGTGGATACTTATGGAGTGATTAAAACCAATCGTGATACCATTACTGAAAATGTGATCATTCCCGCAGGAACCAATGGTCTTTCTTCTGGTCCCATTACAGTTCAACCAGGTTATGAAGTCACAGTGAATGGGGAGTGGGTAATCGTATGACTCGTATTTACGTTAACACTATTCGCCCACAAACTGGTAGCACAGTTGATTTTAAAGATCCAATTAGCGTCAATGGTGCGTCACAATGGGTTGATAGTTATGGAGTCATCAAAACAAATAAAAATACTATTGATGAGAACGTGACGATACCATTAGGAACCAACGGAGTCACTGCTGGAACAGTCACAGTCGGTGCTGGGTACACCGTCACAGTACAAGGAGTTTGGACAATCGTATGACTAGCAAAATTATAGTTAATAATATAGAGTCTGATACTGGGGTTTCTACTGTAACGATTAGTAGTCCAGTAAATCTCAGTGGTGGTATTACTGGTGGTGGTTTTTCAGTTGGCACTGGTGCTTCTATAAGTTCTCCTGCAACGAATGTACTGACGATAAGCACCAATAACAGTGAAAGAATTAGAGTTGGAGCAGCAGGTTCTATTGGAATAGGAACTGATAATCCGACTAAATTTATTGATATAACTGGTGTTCATTCCGGAATTAATACCACCGGAAGATTTGTAATGAGTCCTCATTCATCTGGATGGGACACTGGTGTAACTTCTGGCAATATACATCACCACTATATTGATAATTTTAGATTATATTCTGGACAGATTGGATCGGGAACTGAACGATTTAAGGTTGATAGTTCCGGTAGAGTAACTACTCCATATCAAGTATATTTTTACGCAAGACCATCAGGTAGTGGAAATCATACTTCCGGAACTTTACCATATAGTGTAGTAGATTACAATGTAGGAAATCATTACAATAACAGTACCTATACCTTTACTGCTCCTGTTGCTGGTGTTTATTGTATCTCATTTCAATTCTTTTCACCACCTAACCTTGCTGGTGGAGCAGATCTTGAGGTAAATGGAGTTCTTACTATGAGATGTGGGAGAGAAGGTAGTGAGACATATTATGAAGGTTACTCAAATTCTATAAACAAATATTTAAACGTTAATGATACTGTTAGGGTTCAGATATATATAGGAACTGTTCATCTAAACACACCATTTTCTCATTTTTCCGCATATCTTTTAGGATAAATACCACTAAATACTTCAAAACAATTTACATATAAGTATGGACTATACAATTACTTTAACCGAAGCAGAAGACCTAGCACTTCAATATGTCGCTGCTGACTCACAAGATTGGATTGATAACGCAGCACACAACCGTGCTCGCATTGCGATTGACGAAATCTGCGACCTCTACGTCAAGCATAAGTTAGACAACAACGAAGCAATCACTGCTACTAACAAACCTGATATGGTTCTAGCGGCTTATGAGGAAGGTTTAGTCAAAACAGCAGCACAAAGAAACGAAGAAGCAGCAGCGGCATCAGCAGCACTCGCCGGTTGATAATACAAAGGAGTTTATAAATGGCTAGCAGTCTTCGAGTTAATGCTATCGTTCCAGCGAGTGGAACTAACGTCGCTATTGGGACTGCTGGCGGAACTATTACTTATGCTGCGAGTGTCTCTGGGATTTCTACTTTTACAACAGTTAGTGCCACTACTATAAGTGCTACATCAATCACTGGTGTAACAACTGCTGGTATTACAACGGCTTATATTGGTTCTGTGAATGACGGTCCTCTTTCCGGTTTCCGGAATAAAATAATCAATGGTGATATGAGAGTGGACCAGAGAAATAATGGAGCGAGTGTTTCAGTTACTGGTGATGGATTTGGTAATAGACAATTTCCAGTAGATAGATTTAACATTCAAAAAAACTCAACGTGTGTTATTTCTGGTATTCAAACATCTGACGTACCAACTGGTCAAGGTTTTTCAAATGCTTTAAGAGCACAAGTCACCACCGCCGATGCCACTATTGCTGCTGGTGATTACGCTTCTATTAGTCATAGATTTGAGGGATATAACGTTGCCGATTTACACTATGGAACTACCAATGCTAAAACAGCAACTTTATCTTTCTGGGTAAAATCTAGTATATCGGGGACATATTGTGTCGCACTTACAAACTATGCCGACAGTCGTGCTATTCCAATAAATTATTCAATTAACTCTCCCGATACTTGGGAGTATAAAACCATTACTATTAGTGGAGATACTACTGGAACTTGGGAAAAGACCAACTCTGGTGGTATGAATATGGCGTGGACACTAGGTGCTGGTACAGACTATCAGGCGACAAATAACACATGGACAGGAAGTGTAGAATTAGCAACATCATCACAAACTCAGTGGATTTCAACTCTTAATGCTACCTTTTTTATCACAGGAGTTCAATTAGAATCCGGTACAGTTGCGACCCCGTTTGAGAGAAGAAGTTTCGGACAAGAGTTAGCATTATGTGAAAGATACTATCAAATAAAAGAATATAATGGGGGAACAGTTAATATGTATCCTGGTTCAACTAATGGTTATTTTAGCATACCTCTTTCTCCATTAATGAGAACTGGTCCATCCGTAGTTACTTATGATACAGCATATCAAGCTTCTGGATTTATATATTATAATGGGGGCAGTACTGCTGTAACTTATGGTAATAATCAAGCTCCAACAGTGGGTGCCGTTTCATCTGCAGCTTCTAGAACATCTGGAAACTTTTCTACTGGTGAAGTGTGTGGTCATACTTACGTTCGCATTAGAGCTTCTGCCGAATTATAAGGAGATAAAGTTATGAATTTTAAATTAAATCAAGATAGGTCATCTGCAAATAAAATAGGAACAGACGAATGGCATAATGTCGAGACCTCAACAGAATATCTTCTCTGGTTAGAAGAAGGCAACACTCCCCTTCCACCAGATCCAGAACCCGAACCTCCAACACCTCAACAAAAGTTAGAGGCAGCAGGACTCTCAATAGAAGAACTCAAAGAACTGTTGGGTCTATAAATATCTAAAAACTCATATAAATGTCTGATATAAGAGTCAATCGTTGGTTACATCAATCTGGTACTGGCGGAGTCTATCAGGATTCCACTGGTAGAGTCGGTATCGGAACGTCAGTACCAACAAGTGCTTTGGATGTTCAGTCAGGGACGATTAAGATTGGTAATAATACTTTAAGTTCTTCTGGGGTTTCTACATTCACATCAGTAACTTCTACTACTTTAAATACCACAACGTTAAATGTAGGAACTGGTGGGACTATAATTACCACAACTACTGGTGGTTTGGTTGGTATAGGAACCACAAATCCTAACGCTTCTTTATCTATTTCTGGTACTGGTGGTGGTTCATATCTAGATATTTACAATGGTGGAGACATTCGCTTATTTCCAGCAGGACAACATACGGGAAGTGCCCAATCTGTTAGTATTTACTGTGATACTTCTGGTGAATTTGTTGTTGGTGGAAATTTAAAATTAGCATCTAGTGGAGTAATTTTAAATAGCTCTTCAAATCAAATTTTAAAACAAACTGGTGGAATTCTCCAAATAGTTCATGACAGAGATGATACTACTTATGGAACAACTTCTACTTCATTTCAACAAATAACAGGTATTTCAACTTCAATAACACCTAATAACACTTCAAATAGAATTTATATAAATTTTACAACACAGTTTTACCACGCAAACAGCAATGGCATTCATTTCAGTATTAGAAGAAATGGAATAAGTTTAGTAGATACAAATACTATAAGTTTTTACCATGCTGAGACAACAAATCCCGATTACAGAATGGTTTTTGGGGGAATACAGATAATGGATTCTCCAGCAACAACTTCAATATGTACATATGAAGCTTACTACAGATCAGATACTGGTGGTCAGGTCTATATTAATAGGCCTAGCAATACTACTTACACTAGCAGAAGTGGTGTGTTTGGTAGTACAGGAATTACTTTAATGGAGGTAGTAGGATGATTTTTGATATTACTCACGCATTAAATTCCTTAAGACCAGGAGCAGAATGGTCTATAAAAGGAAGTACCTATGATGGTCTAGAATGGTTAGATGAAACTCAATCAAAACCAACTAAAAAACAAGTAGAAACAGAAGTAGCAAGACTTCAAACAGAATATAGTCAGCAAGAATACCAAAGATTAAGAGCAGCAGAGTATCCAGACTTGAAAGAACTTGCTGATGCTTTGTATTGGTCTTCAAAAGGCGATAATAAAAAACTTGATGAGTATTATGCTAAATGTGAGGCAGTTAAACTAAAGTATCCTAAAGACTTATAACTTCTCTTCAACGGCAACAAACCGAGTCTACTGATAAACTCATACTTTGTCAACCCTTGACACCTGATCCAGAATCCCGTATAATATCAAGGTCTTCAACATCCTTGTAACTTTGGGAATGAAGACCCTCTCTGTGGTGGGAGAGGTGAGTTGGTGGTATAATAAGGAGGGTTTTTATACCCTCTTTTTTTCTATTATAAATTAATATAAAATCATAACAAATTATGAACTTTACTGTATATTCTAAAGAGGATTGCCCATACTGCTATAAAGTCAAACAAGTTCTTGAGTTGACAGGAAGTAACTTTGTGGTTTATAATCTCAATGAACATTTTACCAAAGATGAGTTTTATGCAGAGTTTGGAAAAGGTTCAACTTTCCCACAGGTTATCTGTGACGATAAGAAATTAGGAGGATCCGTTGACACAATCAAATTCCTCAAGGAACAACAAATCATCAAATCCTGACCTAAATAAAAAAGAAGACCACTTCAATCGTGGTGTTGAACTTATACTTAATGGAGGAAAAAGAAAGCAGACCCAGCCCTTCCATATCATCTTTGAGAAGATGGTTTGCTTTCTAAATCGGGAGGTAACCATCTATTTTGAGTTTTCCTTTAGATCAAGGAAGAAAAAGTAGTTTCCCGGAGCAAACACATGTTAGCAATCAGTTTAGTATTCGGTTCTTTTCTAACAGTATTGTTTCTGATTGTGGGAGTAATGCTTGGTTGGGTTGCCAGAGAATACATGATGAACTATCGGGAGATTCCAAGACCACATCCAGAGATGTTTGACTCCCAAGGCAATTTAATCCCAGATGAAGTAATCGCATTTAACTTTGAAAACTATTATGACAACGACGACGCAGAAGAAGACCACGACGACTAAAGCACAATCAAAAACCGTCAAGGTCACTCCAATTCCAGAATTACCAAATAATCCTTTCACATTTGAAGTATTAGATCTTGTATCAAAACAGAGATCTAATGTCAAGAAAGTAGAAGTTCTCAAAAAATATGAAGACATCTCTCTGAAGTCTCTATTTGTTTGGAACTTTGATGAGTCTATCATTTCTGTTCTTCCAGAGGGTGCTGTACCCTATTCTGGATATGCAGATCAGACTTCTTATAATGGATCTCTCTCCACAAAGATCACTGAAGAAGTTCGTAGAATGCATGAGACTGGATCATTCTCTCTTGGTGCGAGTGATAATCAAGGACATACCACGATTCGTAGAGAGTATGTGAACTTCTATCATTTCATCAAAGGTGGAAATGATACTCTCAACAACATTCGTCGTGAGACAATGTTTATCAATATTCTTGAAGGACTTCATCCTCTTGAGGCAGAGATCATTTGCCTTTGTAAGGACAAGAAACTTTCCGAAAAGTATAATATCACCAAAGAAGTTGTTGCGGAGGCATATCCCGACATTCAATGGGGAGGGCGTTCGTGAGTCAGGTTGTTGATAAACGACAGGAAAAGCATATGGACCATTGGACACCAGCAGAAAAAGAAACTTGTAAGTCACGCTACGGTTGTGACATCATCGTTGAAAATGGTTCGTATGCCGAAGTCTGTACGAAAGAGGCACCCAGAGATGCTTATATCATCAAGTATCTTGTTGACGATATGGTTTGCTTTGACCTGACTAAAGGTAGTAGAAGCAAACTGTTTGACATGTACTGGGATAAGTTTCGTGAGAACCTGAAGAATATTGACTTTGGATTTGGTACAATCAATCCAAAGACGTGGGGTTATCAAGCACCCAAAACCAAAAAGCGGAAGTGATTCCCCAGATCGCCAACAATTTTTCCGGCAAAATTTTGAGTTCTTAAAGTTTTTTAAAATTGTATCACATTTTACAAAAAAACTTGTATAAATTATCGTAACGAGGTATAATGCCTCTACGTTCATCTGGAAAACCAGACGGAAGTAAGCCGACTCGGAACGGATCAAAACCTACTTATAGGTCGTTCATCTATGGAAACACTTCTTTTAACTTGCCTTCAAGCACAGTTAATGGTTGGGAGAATTCTTAAACAGGACATTCCCAATCAAGCAAAGAATGATATTATTTGGGAGATCAAACAGATTTCTCCAAAAACTTGCCCCATAGACGCAAAAGCCGACTGAAGGAACGCCACCTAACCTAACAGTAAAGGAGCAAACCTAATGTCTAAAGTCGTATACCGTGGTGTTGAATACGATACCGAAAAGCGTATTGAATATCAACAGCAAATGCAACAACAATCCCAACAATACAACGAAACCTATCGTGGTGTTAAGTTTGTAAAGGAGGGGCATAAGTGAAAAAACTTAACTTCCTTCAAATCATTAAAGAGCAAAAGCAAAAAGAAGAGCGTCGTCATCAGGCACAACTAGCACAACTAGTTGGAGCAAAGTGATGGGACAAGTCATCATATCTTCAACTGCTGCGATTGCGTTGATGACCATATTACTGTCATCATACATTCAGTGGCTTTATAAGTAAATCACTGGGAGGGGCAACCCTCCTTTTTTTATAGGTATAAACTCGTAGGCATAAATTATTGTTAAGGAATCAACACAAAACACCTAGATAGTAGTAGAATATAGAGGTGAAGCGTATGAACGAAAACCCCTTTGTTATGTTATTCTATGTGCATGGAGGTTATTATGCACAACCTAATCTCTTACAATCAACTAGCTGGATGGGAACACTTTGAGGAGACAGTAGAACGATCTAATGAACAGAACGACTTAGTTAATGATTATTTTAATTGTTTAATTGAGTGTGATGATGAAAAACAAACTTGTAAAAGAATTTGTAGGGAGTTGTTAAGCAAGTCATAATGAAACTGGGGGGTTGACTGCCCCTCTTTTTTTATGGTAAAATGCCTTGAGAGAATGGTATCTTATGGATAGAGACAAACTAAAACTGATTGTCCGTAATCTTGAACTATTGGTTGATTCTCTCAAGGCAGAAGTCTATTCTGATGTGTCTGCATATAGCAAATATACAGAACCAGAAGTGAGAAAAAGACCCATTTTAGATTACGATGAAATTTTTGAGGATTCTGATTTAGATGACTAGTAGAGCACGAGAACTTATCAAACTTCTTGAACGGTTGGTAAAGCAAGAACATCTTTATACTGATGAAAAAATCAGAGAAATGAAAGCACAACTGCGTTCCCTGAAAGAAGAACTCGCACAAATTGAAGCAAAAACATCAAAAGGATTTGGAAAGAAATGAAACCTATTAAAGCAAAAGATCTTCTGGAACTAGATAGAAATCTTGAAGTAGTAATGTTGCAGTGTTATGCTCTTCCAGAACAAGTCATTTATCAGGCAGGAAAATGTGACTATTCCGAAACTCCTATTCATAACCAACAAATTCCTAAACCAAACGAATGTGGTGAATGGGTTGTAGAACGTCTTTTAAGTAATGAGAAAGGGCACTGGGGTCCCCTAGAACACCCCGCAATTACTTTTTCTGTGTCTGGGTATGTTCATAACGTTGCGATGCAAGCAAGAACCCATAGAGTGGGTGTAAGCTTTGATGTGCAATCGCAACGTTATACTGGTAAAAGAGTAATAAAAGTTGCTAGTGGAGAATTAAAACCAGAAGATGTTTTCTATGTTCGCCCTGCTGGTTTTTATACTAATCGTTATGGTAAGAAATATGACTGGACGCAAGAAGATTATCAAGATGAGTTAAACTGGATCGTAGAAGGTTGTAAGCGTTATGCAACAAAATACGAAAAAGGAATGTGTGAAGAGCACATTAGGGACTATCTTGCACAAGCAATTCGTCAGAACTTTGTGGTTTCTTTTAACCTTCGTTCTGTTCTTCACATTATGGACTTGCGAGCAAAAATGGATGCTCAACTAGAAATTCAAGCACTTTGCGAACAGTTTGTTCCTCATCTCCAAAAATGGACTCCAAATGTTTGGAAATATTATGAAGAAAAACGCCTTCATAGAGCACGTTTAAGTCCTTAATTATTGGAGTATATTTAAATATAAATATTATTATATTAATAATAGACTAATATGTTAAAAGGAAGCACTAAAAATTTTGAAGATAGAAAATTAAAGATTACAAATTGGAAAATAATTGAAGATTTAGGAGTAAAACCAGTAGGTAAACTTGCAAGAAATAGACCTTTTGTTATTGCAGAATGTCCATATTGTAAAAAACACGTTGAAAAAAGTCTTTATTCTATTCGTGATGGTAGCGGTGCTTCTAAAAGTTGTGGATGTTTGAAGAAAAAAAGTGCTATTGAAAGAGGAAAAAAGCAAAGAACAGAACTAGGACATTTTACTTCTTTGGTGAGAAGATATACAACATCTGCAAAATGTAGAGGATATGAATTTAATTTATGTTTAGATGAATGTATAGATTTTTTTACCAATAAATGCTATTATTGTGGAGAACTACCTAAAAAAAGAAAAGGAAAACAATATGGTAAAGTAGTTCCAACAAATGGAATTGATAGACTTAATAATAATATTGGATATGAAATTTCTAACTGCGTTTCCTGTTGTTATGTTTGTAATAAAATGAAATTAAATCTATCAATGGAAGAATTTACTAATCATATTATGAAAATATCATCAAATTTAAACTCTAAATAAATTATCTTGAATTCGTAACTTTATGTCCACATATCCCGTAGTGAATACAAAAACTGGTGAACAAAAAGAAGTGGAAATGAGTATCCACGCTTGGGACCAGTGGAAAAAAGATAATCCAGACTGGATTCGTGACTGGTCTGACCCATCTACTTGCCCTTCTCCAGGAGAAGTTGGTGAATGGAGAGATAAGTTGGCCAATAAGCATCCTGGTTGGAATGATGTTCTTGGAAAAGCTCAAAAAATGCCCGGTTCAACTGTAAAGAAACTCTAATATGGCTAGAAGAAAAAGAGCAGAGCAACCTATCGGGGTTGGTCTTACTACTCGTCAAATGAAGCGTAGAAAACCATTAAGTAGTGATTATCTAATTGATATTGACCCACTCACAGAGAATCAGAAGAAACTTTTTGAATCCTATGCAAATCAAAAGCATCTTGTTGCTTATGGTTGCGCTGGAACAGGTAAAACCTTTATCACTCTTTATAATGCTCTTCGTGAAGTCTTAGACGAAAGAACTCCTTTTGAGAAAATCTATCTTGTTCGTTCTCTTGTAGCAACTAGAGAGATTGGATTTCTTCCAGGTTCTTATGAGGACAAGTCTGATATTTACCAGATTCCTTATAAGAATATGGTGAAGTATATGTTCCAGATGCCTTCTGATGCTGACTTTGAAATGCTTTATGGTAATTTAAAGTCGCAAGAAACGATTAAATTCTGGAGCACTTCATTCCTTCGTGGAACTACACTTGATAATTCAATTGTCATCGTAGATGAGTTTCAAAACTGTACGGCACACGAACTCGATTCTATCATTACTCGTGTTGGTGAGAACTCAAAAATTATGTTCTGTGGTGATGCTTCTCAATCAGATTTGCAAAAAACCAATGAGCGTAATGGAATCGTAGACTTTATGAACATCTTGCGTAAAATGAATTCTTTTGATATAATTGAGTTTGGTGTAGAAGATATTGTTCGTTCTGGACTTGTTAAGGAATACATCATTGCGAAAATGGAAGCTGGTTTTTAATGTTTAAACATATTGATATTGAACTCCCTCAGTTGGAGCGTGAAACCATTGATGGTGTAAGGTATTATAAAGTTCCAGACGAAGATGAACTTCTCCGACTGGTCTCCATTACTTCGGTGACCAGTCACTTTAACAAGGAAATCTTTGTTAACTGGCGTAAAAAGGTTGGTGAAGAAGAAGCAGAAAAAATCACTAAAGCGGCAACTAGTCGTGGAACAGATCTGCATACTTTGGTAGAACATCATCTTAAAAATGAAAAACTACCAGAAGTTCAACCAATCTCTGATTTTCTTTTTAAGATTGCAAAATCGGAACTTAATCGTATAAATAATATTTACGCCCTTGAAGGGTCCCTATATAGTAAGCAACTGGGTATTGCTGGGACAGTTGATGCGATTGCCGAATATAATGGCGAGTTAGCGATAATCGACTTTAAGACTTCTAAAAAACCAAAACCACGCGAGTGGATCGAACATTATTTTGTTCAGTGTATGGCATATGGTTGTATGCTCTACGAACTGAC